CTGAAATTTTAATGCCCATTATTGATTCCAATGTTTGATTACGCCTGCCACGATAAAACAGTTTGTTATAATATATGATAACACAATCGATGTGCGAATGCAAGCGATAAGGTCTGCTTCACTATCAGTATCTCCGGCTTTTTCGCCCAATGCTTTTGCCCAAAGACGCCAAAGTTTATCTACCATATTTCTTTTCTACCTGATCTAAAGTTCTTTTTGCTAGTGCACTTGCTGGATGGTCTTTGTACATTCTTGCAATGTCATCCAATGCAGTCCACATAAGTTCGTGTTCGTTTTGTATAGAGTACACACGGTTTCTTAGATTACTAGCATCATATATGCTCATAATGCTAGTAACCAATTTAGCAAGAAACCGTGCGAGTTCCATTAAGAGAGCAAGTCCTCATTCCATTCACGATGACCTTCACGGAATGCCATATTAGCCTGCGTTTCACGAACCTCTACACGATAGCACCATAGGCGTTGTGCTTCGCCTGGGCCCCACATGTCAGGGATATAAACACCATTGACATACTTGTAAAGCATATCTGCTAGACTTTCACATCCTAAGCGTGACAGTATAGTTAGTTTAGCCATTTTCTTTTCTTGCAACAATTTAAATGTTTCAAGTTCAGGGTCATCTTCTGCAACTAATAAGGTATGATCAAACTGATCCTCAAGAATCTTTTTCAACTCTTTTAGTCCACCGTAGTCTGCTGCCCAATTACGAACATCTAAATCGTTTGTACCGAAATAGAATTTCATACTGAAACTATAACCATGTATAGTGTTGCAATGACTGTCTGCACGCCATTGACGATAAGCGCATGGGAATGCGTCTACATATTCTTTTGTACTTGTGTACTTATAAACGATTGGTTGCATAAATTTTCTCCTATGTTAATTTTAGCATAGGCAGCAGAATTTGTAAAGCGGGAATGATGCCAAAAGACCGCTGTAAAATACTTAATTATCCCAATTAAATCCAGGTTTTTGTTTTTTTAACCATGACCGCATTGTATCGGTAGTAACTCCTTCAGCATTGGCGGCATCAGATAAGCATAAAAATTTTCCTTTGGGAGTGACTACTTTTTTTGCTCTAGGGTTATTACCGCCCATTTTAATTTCTTTAAGATGTTGAAGCGTTTCAATAGAGTGCTTTTTTCCGTAAAAAGAATTTTGTTCTTTTGTTTTTCCAAATTGTGGATTCATTACACCTTTAAGGCCCGGACTTCCTACTGGTTTACCATCTTTTCCATTTTCAGGTCTAAGATTGGCCCACTCAGTAGATTCAACGATGTTATATTTTTCTGAAAATTCTAAAGCAAATTTCTCACATTCAGTTTCATCATCGAACTTCCAAACTTGTACTGTATCTATGTCTTGGCCGTGTACCTTCAAATGTCGGCGCCAATGAGTTCCCGATCCTAAATATAAATAAGGATCCTTAGTAGATGTTTTACCGAAGTATTTCAATCCAGTTACCTTGTGTTGTTTTACATATAGATATATAGTCATAATTGCCTCTATATCTATTTATGCCTAATTAGCGAATTGAAGCCGAGGCCGCTATCTTTATTTACCTTTTGTAATTTCTTGTGCCAAAAAATCACTGAGGTTACCTACATCACAGAACTTATCTACCCTACATTGGTAGTCAATTGGTTCTGTAAACATCTTATTGGTATCATCGTATATACCCATATCGATGGTGTTCATCCATACAGTATAGTCTGGTTCAATGATACTACGCATTATACTTAATGGACAAACCATATCAATGATTACATAATCTGTGTTTGATGAATCATCTGCTAGTTGTCGCATACGTGTTGCTTGTCGCAATCTACCCTCAACACTAAAATCCCAATCATTATATTTTTCTCTAATGGTGTCAGCATTTAGCCAAAGTACTTTTGTTTCAAAGAATAATTGGGCAGTGAGTGCTGCTGCCAATGTGGTCTTGCCCGATCCCGGTAAACCCATAATAAGAATTCTCATGAAAAATCCCTGACAATGATTGTGCCATAACTAGGCGAAAAGGTTTTGCAGCCAACATGCTTAATGGCAGCTTGTACTAACTCTATCATTTTGATGCTGTTACCGCAAATGATAGTAAGTGGCATTTTACTTTGATTCATTAGAATAAAGTTTTCTACTATTCTAACTACATCTTCATGTCTAACACCATGTAAATCTAATTTATTGACATAGTTCACACCAAATCCTCAAACATCTTTTTTCTACCTTCGATACCCAATTGGCTATCAAAGATTTCTGTAATACGTTGCAACATTGCACAAGCAAACATCAATTCTTCTTCACCGTTTTGGCACAAGAACAGTTGATGGTTTACTGGTTGCATCATGTCATGCATTTTTTCTTTAATTTTTTCTCTATCCATTTAAATTCCTTACGTCAAACATTAGATGTAATCTAACACTATCTCCGTTATTTGCAACTGAGTGTCTTAAATTTGAATCAAATCTATACATGGAACCTAAACTATCTACATTATAGTTTACATTACCTACAATGAAAACGCATTTGTCATTAGTTGTAATAGGCATATGAAATCTATAACCTGCATAATCAATATGAGGTTCTATGTTTCTTCCCGGATATAACGCTGCATATTTAATACGTGTTGCGGTGAGATTTATCGTGTTCAACCAAGTCTCTACCAATAAACAAACTTCTTGTGTATATGTGTTTTGAAATTTTTTTAATATCTTTTTAACACTATACCAATTATTGTTAACATTTTCAAATGCGTCTAACAAATAATAATCTTCGTCTTTTTCATTAGTCTTAGATGTTGCACTATTAATTAAAAGTCTGCTATATTTACCACCATCAAAATTTAGTTCGTGGTCAATTCTATACCATTCTTGATATAATTTTTCGCAGTCAATATTAAATTCGTGCAATTTTTCCATTAATCATTTAGCTAGTTTAGTTTGTGCTTCTGCTACACGCTTACGCAAACTTGTGCTACTGAAACTATGGTCACGACCATTGAATACAATATCAATACCACGGTGATAACATGCTTCGTCACCGGTAAATTGTTTACCTTCGTATTCTACTCCCAAGATACGAACATTCAATGGCAGAATCAATAGTAAGTCAACCAAGTCTTGCTCAGTTTGATATACTACTACTTCGTCAACATAGCGACAGGCACTCAATTGAATTTGACGTTCTACAATACTTTGAATAGGTTTATTCTTGGTATCAGGACGATCAATAGTTGGATCAGTTTGCAAACCAGCAATCAAATAATCACAATGATTCTTTGCTTCACTAAGCATGGCAATATGTCCGGCGTGTAATAGATCAAAGGTACTAAAAGTAATACCTATTACTTTTTCTTGTTCTCTAAGTTCTTTAATTTTGTTGAATATCATTTTCTATAAAAATTAATTGTGTGTTCTTTTGGGTGTTTAGAACAATTACCCGATCTGTCACAGTCACCGCATATGGGTTTACGTAAGTGTTTATATATTCTATATAATGCAATGCCTACAATAAACCCAACTATTAGATATTCCATGACAATCCCTTTATCTTTTTAGGATATTCCACATATTTTCTTGTTCACATGCTTTAATGAATTCAGCTTCTGACGAACCAAAATTAGGACAATCCTTTAAGATGCTATCCACTAACCACTTGATTTTATATAAATCTTTTTTAAGTTCTAATGCAGTAAAGCCATCATTCCTAGAACTATTTAACTCTACACCAGTCATATAGATTTGATGATTTACTGCATTATAGTCCATTGGTTTGCGAAATCCCATATTATTCCTTACATTTACAATTACGACCTTGATTACAATCTTGTGTGCAATCACTCTCGGGTAGTCTGCGAATAATTGAGATAGCAATGCCTAACACAATCAAAATAAGTAACAGATTCATTTGCCCATCCTAGCAATAGACAAGAATTCGCTACGTGCCGCTGGATCAGTTTTGAAACCACCACCTAAGCGACAAGTAACAGTAGAGCTACCTGTATCCTCAACACCACGTGACTTTACGCAATAATGTTGTGCATCAATCATTACCGCAACATCTTCAGTCTCCAGTATAAATTGGAGAGTGTGGAAGATTTGTTCGGTGAGTCGCTCTTGGATTTGAGGGCGCTTACTGAAATACTCAACAATACGGTTAATTTTTGATAATCCGAGGACTTTCTGTTTAGGAACATATGCCACAGTAGCGAGACCATCAATGACAACAAAGTGATGTTCGCAATTACTTTGCACATTAACGTTGCGTTCAACGACCATTTCATTGTAATGCATCTTGTTATCGACAGTCGTACACTTTGGAAATGCATCATAATCTAACCCCCAAAAGATTTCATTAACGTACATTTTAGCAACACGCTTGGGTGTTTCAATAAGACTATCATCAGACAAATCTAAGCCCATAGTTTCCATGATAGCTTTGAAATGACCCTCAATGATGTGAATCTTATCAGTACGAATCAATTTGTTTGGTGTTACAGGTGTCTCAACACCCATTTTGACTAAGTGTTCATGCACTCGTAGACCTAATTCTGGATCAGTTTTTGTTTTATTATAACTCATAGATAACCTTCCGTTGTGATGGTTTTTGTTTTGAAATGTAAGCTACCGTTGTGTAGCTTACATGATTATTTATCATTTATTTTTCTTTGCATTAACTTTATAATAGGCTTCATCGAACAATTTACCGATATAGTCATCATATACAGGGCTATGAAAAGTTTCTAGATCCATGCATGGTTTTTTATACTCTTCGTCCCACCAACTAGGAGGATCGGTATTTGTACCTAAAATGTTTAAGCCCATATTAAATCTGACAAGAGAGCCGGTCATTCCGTTTTCAATGGTATCAGGCGATGAATTTTCTATGAGAAGATCGCATCGTCTACGTAATTCAGACATTACTATTTGATCCATAGTTAACCCTTACTTGCTGCTTTTTCTGCGGCACGTGCGTTTTTAGTTTCAGTGATTTCATTACGGCGAGCCTTAACTGCCTTAGCAAGTTCTGCTAATGCTTTACGGGCACGTGTGCCTGCGGCTGCGTTGCCTGCTTCAAACTTTGCAGATTCAGTTTGGTATGCTGCCATTTGTGTTTCGATATCTTGATGTGCGCTCATAGTTTTTCCTTTGTTTTGCGTTTTGTTTTTGCCTTTACGGCCTTAGTTTCAACACTAGCGATTGCCTCACGAACATCTCGCAATAGTGCTTCATCATCCCATTCCAATTTAGTAGTACCGTCTGAAAAAGTAGTTACAGTTAAGTGACTACCTCTGACGACACCACTTGGATCAATTGTTTTCTTTTTACGTGTTGCCATAAGTTATTCCCTATTATACGATTGTATCATACAACATATTTTTTTCAATCAAATAGGGTATAATAACTCTATTTGTTAGTTCTATATGTTGTTCTGTACTAGGGTGTGGGTCTGGTGGTCGAGCAAAGTCTTTGCCGGATATAAATCTACACCATTGATAGCAGTTTTCAATTGGTAACCAACATGACTTATCTATTTGATTCCACAAAAATTTAATTTCTTTGTTATCTTTCCATTCTTTATTGAAGGGGAATTCATCGAATGCAGCATAATCAAACTCAGTCATAAAATAAGGAATGTTGTTTGATTTTAAAAACCACTGGACTCTTAATATATGCTCAAGTGTATTGATTAAACTATCTTCAAAATTATAAGAATTTTTAAAGAAGTTTGTAGTCAATGGGTCATTCCAATGCTCATTAATAATGTACCATTTTGATTCTTGAGTATAACCCTTTGCAGGATTAGAATAAGAATCGTGGCCAAAGCCTAATTCATTACATTCTAACGGTTTAATTGAATAATAATCTCTTCGTTTAAAACTACTCCACATAATACCCACTAACATTTCGTTAGGCTTATATGTTTCAAGATGTTTAGTTACTTCCCTAATTACTCTGCGACTAATCATTCCATTACCCGCCGCACCTAATCCGGTATGACTAACCGATTCAGGTTTGATATAGTTATCTAAGTGATGAACCCAATTAATATCACGATTATTAGGTTGGCTAAAACTACAGCCACCAGTAATTAAACATTTCACATTCTTTGCCATTATTACCCTGCATAAACTCTGTTGTATTGATTATTTACACGAACAAAGGTAGTGCATTTACTTAATTGTTTCAATGATGGTGCTCCTACATATGTGCAACTACTACGCAGTCCACCAAGAATGTTTAATACAGTATTCTTTACAGGGCCACGATATGGCACACGTACAGTACGACCTTCGCTACTACGGTATTCAGCAACACCACCTGAATGTTTTTCCATAGCAGTATCGCTACTCATGCCATAGAATTCCACAAACTTTTTAACGTCAATGTCATGTGTATAATTATCTTTTTGTAGTTTGGGTAGTTCATACAAGTCTTCAATAACATTACCACCACCTTCATCATGTCCTGCAAACATACCACCGAGCATTACAAAGTCAGCGCCCGCACCGAAAGCCTTAGCAACGTCCCCAGGACAAGTGCATCCGCCATCAGCAATAATGTGTCCACCAAGACCGTGAGCGGCATCGGCACATTCAATAATAGCACTAAGTTGTGGGTAGCCCACACCAGTTTGAATACGAGTAGTACAAACGCTACCAGGCCCAATCCCAACTTTAACAATGTCCGCACCACGTAAAATT